AGCATCTTTTATGCGTGCATCAACTGTACCTTTATATGGTACACCATTTTCAATACATTCGTATGTTACCTGTTTTCTAATATGTTCTGAGTTTACTTTATTTTCTTTACAAAACCAATCAATGTGAAATGATTCTGTGTATGTACCTAGCTGTACTGCTAGATTGTTAGACAAATCTTCTGGTTCTTTGCGCCCTGTTTTCTCAGCCCAAAGTTCATACCAATTACCTGTCATGATTCTTGTGGCATCACTGCCACCAATAAAGCCTAATCTATTCATAAGTGTTCTCCTTCTCCATAGAATAGCGGAATGTTTGGTCGTGGTAAAGGTTTATTTTCAATATAATTAAATTGTTTAAAGCATGGTTCAGCACCATACTCTATATTCTCAGCTGTATAAATTATCTTTGCATATTTTTCGCATTGCTCAAGCGTTCCAAAGTTCATGACCAATAGCAAACCATATGTAACTACTTCCATTATTTATTATTTCCCTCCCATACTTTAACGATTGCAATCATTGTACTAATATCATGCTGTACTTCTAAGTGAGGGTGAGTACCCTCTGCATACATTATTAATCCTTCTTTTAGGTATCTAGGCATGGTTCTTAAATCATACTCTGTTAATTTAATTTCCATTAATTATCCTTTCTTTATTGCTCCATTATTTTTAAATGCACCTTTTGGTTTTTCACCTTTTCTTATTTTTATATTTTGTTTTTCATATTTCATAGGTGCAGGTTGATTTAAACGAATAAGCCATTCATCAACATCTTTATCTAAAATAGTTTGATCTTCATAAAATGGATTATAAAGAACGTGTTGTATTCCAATCCATTTTTTTCTTCTTAAAATATTTTTTTTTTGTTCTTTTTCTTCTTCTTCTTTTTCCATTAATTTATTCCTTTTCAAAGCGTTCTTCTTCACGATCTAATGCTAATAAGATTTGTTTGCGTGATTCATATCGCCATAAGATATGTTTGTAGAATACAGAATAACTAGGAAAATATCTTTCTGTTTTCTGTACTTCATCAATAGCTTTGAGTACAATATCAGCAGGATAATTCTGTAGTTGTGTAGCTGTACTATTGATTCTTACTTCTAAGTCCTCTGGGCTATCTCCAAACTGCCTCTGTACGAGCGTAGAAAGCATCAGGAGGCGTTGTTTAATGTCTTGGATAGGCAACCCTACCATCGTCATAAAAACTTTAGTGTATGCCTCGTTTAAATTATCACGATCTTTGCAGGTAATTGTACACCTAGCTATGCTACCAATGCTACCAATCTTAGGACGTACTTCAATGTCTGATTCTGTTAGCGATTTTATGGAAGTAAGAAGATCCTTTTGTGTTTGATCTGGGTTGGTTCGCTTGACCAGATAAGCCTGTGCTTTTTTGATTTGATTCGTATCTAACCTTGTGCCTGATCCAAGTTCTGAAAGCTGCATCGAAGATGGCAAGGAGTGAGCCATTGGCTTGGTGGTAATCAATGAACTTATCTGTTTCATCTGCGTAATCCATTTCTCCATACATATCGTACAGCTTATCTAGTGTTTGTTGTTTGGGTTGATAGTCATCTGGTACTGGATAGCGTGGTAATTCTTTACGCTTTGCCATGTTGTTTCTCCATAAATTTTTCAAAAGATTCTTGTGTAAATATTACAAGCACCTGTGATTCGTTATCGACTTTGTGCCTACGTTTAAACAGCACTATGTCTTTGTTTTTAAACAAGGAAAAAGGGCTAGGGAATGTAGACTTATCTCTATACTTTACCTCGCAAATAAATCGTTGATCGTTATGTTCGATTAAAAGATCACCAATGTATTCACCACCTAAAGCACCAGACATAGGCTGACGTTTAACTTTCACTCCTATTTTTTTGAGCCATTTTTCAAACCACTTTTCGTGGTAGATTCCCTTGTTGCGATTTTTATTTGCCATGTATCTTTCTCCCAACAGTCAAGGCAGATAGTTTGATACACAGGTGGTTTCATATCCACCTGCATATCAAGCCAATAGATTGTGCGTGATCCACACGCATAACATTCTCTGACTTTATCGTTCATTGAAATACTTTTTGAATGCAGCTATGATTGCTTGCTCTATGTCATGCTCAGTCATGTGCATTACCCATGTAATATTCTTTGATACGCTTGCCATTATCAAGAGTAATCCAAATACTATCAACTGGAAAACCTTCATCTTTTAACTCTGATAATCTTCCAGATAATCGAAAGCAACCAAACTCATTGAGTGCAGATAAAGCAGTTAATCTTTTACCTGCTTCAAGATGTGCTTTGATTAATTTATTTTGAGATAAAGTTTTCTTTTCATTGGGATTGAAGTTCATGTGTGTTCTCCTTGTTGTTTGCTAATGCGTACATGGTTACATCATACCTTATCTTAGAATTAGGAGGTGGCATTAGCTTAATAAGTTCACCTCGTTTTACAGCATGATATAATTTTGAAGTA